GTGTTCGGGACGACCGGGAAGCTGTTGAAAATGTTAATCTGAACGTGCTGTGCATCGATGTAGGCGGTGATGCGCGCGATGCCGCCGCCAGCGCGAATAAAGCTGCCGGTATTGCCGGGAATGAATGTCGCAACATTCGTCGAGGCGATAGCGCGATTGGCGAGGAACGCCTGCGCCGAGAAGCCGGAGCCGCCCGCCGAACCGGCCGGATCGTAAACGCTTATCACAGGAAATTGATATCCAGACCCTGCCGTCAGCAGCGTCAGCGCCGTAACGACGCCGCCGACGATCGTTCCGGTCAGCGTCGCGCCCGAGCCTTCGCCGCCGTTCGTGTCGAAGATCGAGAACGTCGTGGCGGGAGAATATCCTGAGCCGCCGATCAAACCCGTCAAGCCGCTGATATGGCCGTCGCCAATGGCTGAGGACAGCATCAGCGTCGCCGCCGGCGTCGGTTGCGACAGTCTGAGCGCCGCATCGACGCACCACGCGTCCTCGACGTTCGTCCACAACCGATTCGCCATGCGCTCGATCATGTAGCACTGCTTCGGCGTGCCGGCGAAACGCTGCGTACCGACATAAAGCGCGTCGACCGGCGGCTCCTTGACCGAGCAGTTGGTGACGAACGAACCGTTGGTGTCATGCCGCGCCCAGCCCTGCACCTGCTGGGTCTTGTAATAGGTCATGCTGAGCATGACGCCGTCATCGCGCACAACCCAAAACAGCTTGTCCGGCAGCTCGCACCAGGCGTGCGAGATCATCTTGAAATTCAGGAACAGATGCGACGAAATCTCGGTCAGATCGATCGGCTCCGACAGCGTGTAGAGCTGGTAGGGGAGATCGAAATAAATCTGACTGTTCCAATTCGGATAGATGACGTCATAGTTGATCTTGACCGGCTGGAGATAGGGCGAGCAACCGGAGAACGCCTGCGGCACGTCGTCCTGGTTGGACGGCGAGATCGGCTGAACATTGGTCGCGAAGGAGCCGACGCCGGCCAGCAACCATGCGCTCAAACCCGTCATCACCAGCAGACCGCCGGATGTCTGGATCATCGCCTGAATGCCGTTGACCTGCACCGACCATGGACTGCCAGTGATGGCGTCGGAGGCGATCGTCGGGTTGCGCGTGTCAAAATTCGTGAAAGCCCCTGGCTGGCTCATCCAATAGGTATCGGGATTGTTGAGCGAATTGGCGTAGGCGCGCCGCTCCTGGAAATAGCCGACACAAGAGGGATAGGTTCCAGACTGCGGGCCGAGCGTGACGACGGCCGTCGCTCCAGTCCCATCGCCGCTTACCGAAACAGTGTCGCCGGGGCTGTAGTTCTGCCCTGGCGAGTTGACGATCCAGCCGACCACGGCGCCGGCCACGACGACGCCGATCAGCGCGGCGCCGGAACCCGTCAGCGTATTCATGACGCCGGTGGCCTCGGTGTAGCCGCTGCCACCGCTCAGCGTTCTGACGCTGGCGACCGCGCCACGAGCGAAAGGATTCTGGTGCGTCGGCGGCGTCTGCGAGTAATCGGGAACGATGTTCGAATCTTTGAATTGCAGACCGAGCGACTGACCAAGGAAACCGAAAGTCGCGCCGACAGGCGGCTGGCCGCTGTAGCTGGGTTCGGTTTTGTATACATAATAGGCCAGCGCGTTCAGCACGGGCGCCCAAGTCAGCGTGATCGTGCCCTGCGTGTTGGCGATATCGACCGCGTTGTTGATGAAAGCGATCGGCGACGCAATGCTCTCCGTACCGTCGATCGACGACACCGCCGTCACCTGATACTCATAATCGGTCGAACCGCCCGCGCTGGCCACACCCGATAGCGTCGCGGGCGGCAATACGCTCGGCGCCGGCACGACCGGAGTGAACACCCAATTGGAATCGGTTATGCGCGCCAGATCAAGCGGCGCATATTCGACGCCGGAAGTCTGATTGACGCAGCAGATCGACATGACGTCGGCCGACTCTTGCACTTTCAACCAAAGAAGGTCTTGCTCGTTGTACTGCGTCGCGAGCGTGTAGACGCGCGCCGCGGTGCCGCCGTTCACATAGGCCGGCTGTCCTGTCAGATCTATCGGATCGCCGTAGACGTCGAAAGCGAAGAAGCCGGCGTTCGTCGTGCCGCCGACAACGACCGTCTGGCCGTTGATGGCCGAGGGACCGTTCACGCCGGTTATGTAGACCCAGTCGCCGTTGTTGTAGGTCGGCGAAGAGCCGGACGCCGAGTAGGTCATGTTGAACTCGACGCCGGCGCCCGAGCCGGTCGTCGAGGACTGCGTCACTGGGTTGGTTGGCGGCGATGAATAGGTGCCGGCGACCAGAATGGAGGCGGCCGCAACGCCGAACAAAGCGCCGACGATCGTGGCCCCAGTTCCCGAACCGCTGGTCGAGCCTTGCGTGAACACGCCGCCGGCGGGAACGCTGGTCAGAGCGCCAGGCGTGCTGACCGTCACCGACTGGACGCCCATGTGAACGCTCAACGCAGCGCCGGTAAGGCCGCCGCCAGTGACCGGCTCGTTGGTCAGCGTCGTTGGATTGACCGTATAGGAGCCGCCCGTAACGATGCTATTGACGGTGCTTATAGAACCTGCGCCGCTGATGGTGACGTTAGCCTCGAAGAAGGTTCCGGTTCCCGTCGTGCCAGTAACGACAGCCGGCCCAGGCGTGCCGCCCGTACCAGCGCCGCCCGAAGCGATCGTTGCGCTGACGACCTGCGTCGTCGCCACGGTGAAATGCGGCTCAGCCCCGACGCCGCCCGCCGCCGTGATCGTGTCGGCAGGGACGTAGCCGGTTCCTGGCGCAGCAGGCGCGGCGGATTGCACGCGCACGCTGTTGACGAGAATCGTCGTCGGCGTCGTGAACGATCCGCCCGCCAGCGTGATCTGGTCGTTCGGGGCGTAAGGCGACGTGACGCCTGTGTTGACGATCGACGAAATGGCCGTCGCCGTGCTGGAGGCGACGGAGATGAAAGCTGGCGACGCGCTGGTGACGCCGGTCACATTGACGGCGCCTTCGAGAACGAACGCGCCGTTGAACAGTACGCGCATATACTGATGGCCAAACTCCAGCGCGAGTCCTTGATCGACGGAGAACTGAAACTCGATCAGGCGCGGCGGAAAATTGCGACCCGTCTGTTTGGAGAATCCGCAGAACAAAGTGCCTGGACGGCTGTAGGCCGGGCCCCGATACGAAACGTAGACGTTCCGCATCGTGCCGACGCCAGTATGATAGCGCGCCAGATCCTGTCGGCCGAGCAGCGACGGAGAGAGTTCGCCGCTGACGAAGGAGTTTTGTATGCTAGGCACGCCCATCAGAAGGCGCTCGTGTTGCCGGCCCCGCAGCAATCATCGCAGCCGGCATAATAGTAGCCGGGGCCGTTATCGCGCCGGCCGCCCCATTCGCCGCCATCGGTGTGTCTGAATTTCATCCAATCGACTTCGAAATCGGAGTTGAACGTCCCTTCATTGCCATCGGTGGCGCGCGCCGTCAGGATCTTGTCCTTGGCGAAAGCTGCCTGCTGCGTGCGCGCCGCCATGCCGAACTTGCGGTCCTTGTTGGTCCAGATCGGCAGGGCGATCTCGCTGGCAAGATAGGCGACGAACGCGGCGCGGAACAATGGATCCCAGTTCGACGGATAGTTCATCAGCGCCGTGTAGACGCCCTGCGCATATTTGACGTTGGTGAAGACGGCCGTTCGCCCTTGCGGGCTTACGCCCTGTTGCGTCCAATATTCGACGCCGGCCGGCGGCGGGTTGCTGTAATCGATGCCTTCCAGCCAGCGCGCCGGCTTCAGTCTGGCGCCCTGCCAGGGCGCAGCGCCGACGCCCGTCATCAACGGCGCACTTGGATTAGGCGGCGTGATATTGCCGGTCGGCGCGCCCGCCGCGCCCGCCGGCGGCCACGACCACGGCACGAAGCGCATCTTCATGCAGTCGTTCGGATAGGCGTAGCTGTAGACCCAAGGCTGCGGCACCATGACGCCGACATTCGACGTCTGGCCGGTCGCATCAGCGAGCAGCACGAGCGGCGTCTGTTTACGGGCGAAATTCCAATGGGCGGCGCGCAGCAACTGACGCAGACACTGGCTATAGGCGCGCAGCAAAACGCGCGCCTCGAAAGTGCCGTCCTCGAGATCGCCGATCGAGTTCGGCCACCCGATCGCGTCGAGCGCTTGGTTGGCGATGTCCTGCGGCAAGTTCATACCGGGCGCTCCGAAGTCGAATCGGCCTTCTCCTGCGCCTCGTCGGCGGCTGCCAGCTTCGCCGCGTTGAGATCGGCGAGCGCCGGGGCGAGACGGCGGCCGAGCGCCGACGCGAACGCCTCGATCGCATCGTCGTCCCAGGTAGTCAAATCGTTAACGCGACCAGTGTAGACGATCATGGCGTTCGGCACATTGCACAGAATGACGCGCTGCGCCGGCGTGTAATAATTGTCGTTCTCGGTCGCGAAGACATTCGGTTGAGGATCGAAGTCGAAAGTGAACAGCGGCATGGCGCGCATTGCGCGGATTTTCAGCGCATCCGTCGGATAGGTATATTCGAACAGCCAGGGCGGCGAAGGGTTGACGGTCGGATCCCATTGAACAGGCGGAAAGTAGCCCTGCGCCGGCGCCTGCTTGAGCAGCGTGGCGACGACGTTGCGCTCGGCGAAACCCCAGTCGTTCTCGAACATCAACTGATCGCGCGTCTGCGCGTAAAGATCGAGCGCGATCTTCGAAGCAGCCGAGCCGTCGAAGATATTGCCGATGCGCTTCTTGTAGCCGATGCGGCGCAACGAATTGTTGACGAGATCGGTCGGCGTCTGAATGGAGGCCGCGGGGTTCTGCGTCGCCATCAGTCAGCCCTCGCTTCACCGACTTGCTCCATGGCCGCGCCGCTATTCAGATACGCCTCCGCCTGATCGGGTTTGCCGAACAGCGCGATCGACAGTTCGCTCGCCAATAGCCGCACGACGGCCTCGCGGAACAGATCGTCCCACGTCGCCTCGTCCGGCATGTTATTGAGAATGGCGAAGGCGTTCGCCTGATTGGTCCAGATCACGCGACTCTGTACGGAACTGACTAGAGTATTGCCGACGTTCCAGTCGATCGGCCGCGGGTCGTTCGGGTCGTCCGTCGTCGCCGGCAAGATCTGCCACAACTCGACCGTGCCTGCGGGGTAGAGATATTCGAACGACCACGGATAAGGCGCTGCGTTGCCGCTCAGCGCCAGCACCGTATTGGATCGCGCGAAATCCCATTCGAACTGTCTCGCAACCGTGCGGACGCACGGAACGTATAGCTGGTTCAGTTGCTGCGCCGCAGGGCCGCTGGAGAAATTCGGCGCGAGACCAACCACCTGCGGAGTATTATCTCCGATCAGGCTGATCGCTTGATTGGCGACATCGTTGCTGGTGAGCGCCATATCGCCTCAATTCGTGCCACGAGTGCGAACGAGAGACACCGCGACGTTAATGGAGCCTCCAGTGTTATTGTAGATGCGATAATTGCTGGAGCCGTCGTAAGCGACGGACGCCTTGGTGCTGGCGGGCGTGGTCGACGACGCCACCCACGCGCCTTGCGTCGAAGTTCCCTGAAGCACGCAAGCCCCGCCGCCGCAGAGATAGGTGGCTGTGTCGCCCGTGGATCCGATGGTGAGCGTGATGGCGCCGGAACCCGCCGTGAACGGCGCGTTGGCGCTGTTGGCGACTGTAACGGCCGTCTGCGTCGTCACGTCGTACTGCCAACCATTGCCGGGATATAGGCCGTTCTGGATCGGAACCTGAGTAAACTGCGACGGACTTCCGTTAGAAGTGTAGAGTTGCGGATTGCAGGAAGAACTGAACTGGCCAGACGACCCCCACGAAATCAGCGTCGGATTCTTGATCCACACATTCTGATCCGAGACCGCGCAGTTGAAGGCGTAACCCGTCGAGCCTGCGAAACCGGCCGCCGTCATCCATATGGTCGGTTCGTTAAGGCTGACGACGGCGGACGTTGAATGATTGGCGAACCCATCGGTGCCGCAATTGACGATCCAACCGCCCGTCATATTGACGACGGTGGTTACGCCGGAAGCGATATAAAGACATTCCGCCGTGGCGCTGGCCAACCACGTGCCTTGAAGCGAGACGAGCGAAGCGCTGCCGCCTGGATCCTCGATATCGAGATCGCGGCCCGTGCCGCCCGCCGCAGTAGCATCAAGAAAGGCGTGCGAACCAAAGAAGATCTGCTTGTTGGCGATCGCGACGAAGTCCTGCGAGATCTTGACCTGGCCTTTGTTGCTTAGGATATCGACGTCGTCGAAAACGGCCCCGCCAACGTTGCCGCCGATGTCGACCCCGGTCGCGCCGCCGATGATCAGGCCGCCGATAATATGCGGGTCGGTAAGCTGAGTGGAGCTGTGAATCGCCGAATCGCCATACATGACGAGCGGGATGTTCGAACCCGTGATGGTGTTGTTCAGCGCATAGACCTGATTGCCGCCGGCAAGAGTAATTCCGTTGTACCAATTGGACGGCAGCGAGCCGGCAGCGTTGTTCTCGACGCCGACGTTCGAGATGCGCGTGGCGCAAGTGTCGTCCATCTCCATCGCCGAACCAGCCGTCATGGCGGTCGAAGACGCGAGCAGAATGTTGGTGATGGAAGTCGAAGCTATTGAGCAGCCGCCGTTCGTCGTGCCGCCCGTCAAAAGCGTGGTTGTGGTCGACGCTCCGGTGTAGATGATCTCGCTCGCAAGGCCGTTGCCAAAAATCGTGATGCCGTTCTTCGTCGGCAGCGTGAGCCCGACAGTCGTGGCGCAAGATCCTGCCGGGAGGTAGCCAGCAACGTTATTGGCGCCTACGGGACTCACCGTTCCAAGCGCATTCAGCCAGTTCTGAAGGTGGACGTGATCATCGGTCGATCCGTCGCAAGTCGCGCCAAACTGCTGCGGCGTCACAGCGTATTGCGCGATGGCCTGCTGCATCGTCATCGTCGCGCCGCCCGTGCCGGACTGCGTATAATTCACGCTGGAACCGGGGATGCCGGCAGGAATGTCGAGCGGCACGAGCGCACGGAAGGTCGGCGTTGCCGCGCCGCCTGACGATGGTCCTGCGAGAACAAGATTGGCGTTCTGATTGGTCAGCGCCAGCATGCCGCCAGCCGAATTGACATTGTCCTGGAGCGCGGTCGCGACGCCTGTGCCGATCGGCGACAGCGTCGCCAACGGCCCGAGAACGCCGCAGTCGGCGAGCAGCGTACCGGCCGTATTGTTCCAGCAGGCGACGTGCCCGATCGTCGACGACGACGGCCCGACGACACCCGTGGTCGAGAACGGGAACTGATAGATCACGCCATTGATCGAAAACTGAAACGGCTCAGCTGTCGCGCCGCCGGCGGCGCCGTAGGCCATGAAGCCGCCGCCCTGCGCGTTCGGCGAAATGCAGAAGAAATGGTAGCCGGTCGAATTGGTGGTCGGCGCGTCGTAATCGCAGAAATTGGAGCCGCCGAAACCGCTGCCGGCATTGGCGTAAGGCGGCGTTCCAGTTCCGCGAACCGTCAATCCGAGCTCGGAAAGTCCGACGCCAGGACCGCCGCCTGCCGCCGGCCCGCTGTCCTGGACGATCGGCTGGCTGAAGCCCTGCCCGACGTACATCGGCGCGCGGCCTGGCGTGAACGGACCGCCCTGCAATAGCGCCGACTGACCGAAAGCCGCTCCCGCGGCCATGAACGTCGCCAGGATGGCGATTACGACCGCGCGGAACATGCTCGCTCTCAGTTCTGCGCGTGGTCCTGCGCGTTGGATGATTCGCCGCCGAAGAGATCGGGAGATTTCTGCGCTTCCGCCTTCGCATTCGCGGCGTCCTGCTCGGCGAGCAGCTGCGCAGCGAAGCGCGAGATCGGCGCCAGCAATTCGATGATCTGATCAAGCTTGTCGTTATGTGCTACGCTTACTTGCGTGTCGGGACGCTGGTCGAGAAAATACGGCATCAGAGTTCGCCTTCTTCCGTCTCTTCCTCGGCAAAAGCCTGCGCCGCCGCGGCGTCGGCCTCGAGCGCATGCGCTTTCTCGATCTGCAACTCGACGCGCCGCTGCACGCCGTCGCCATTGTCGGTGCAGGAGCAATGCGTCACGCAGGCGATGACCGTCATCAGCAGATAATCGCCGACCTCGGGCGTGTCGTCGATCCCGAGCTTGCGCAGCGTGCTGTCGTCGAGGCAGAGCCGCATGCCGACGGGATAGTCGGGCGTTTTCATCGCCATCGGGGCGTTGAAGTCGATCTTGTCCTCGTCGTCGAGTTCGAGATTGGCGAAAGCCATCAGCCGCCCGCCTCTTCGCTCGGGCCCGCCGCAGCGGTCGCCGGCGCGCCAGGCGCGCTCTGCCCCGGAGGCATCGGTCCCTCGGCGCCGAGCTGGCCTGCATTGGATCCGATCTCTTCAGCGTGCTTGGCCGCGAGATCGTCATGCTCCTTCATGTGTCGCTTGTGCATCTGGTCGTGCTCAGCGCGATGGTTGCCGTGCATATCGCGCCGCTCGGTGCGATGGCGCATGTGCATGTCCTCGCGCTCCTGCGCGTGGCGGGCCGTCATGTCCTCGCCGCCGTCGGCTTTCTCTTCACCTTTGCGCTCGTCGGCTTTGTCTTCGGACTTGCGATCTTCGCGCTTGTTCTCGCCCTTGCGCTCGTCCTTACGCGCCTCTTTCTTAGGCTCGTCCTTCTTCTCTTCCTTGCGGCCTTCGTAGAGAGATCGCGCCATCGGTTCAGTCCTTGTAGAGATTCGACTTCGCGCGGTCGCCGCCTTCGCGAACGCCAGGATATTTCCGATGCACGGCAGCGCGGACCTTGGCTTTCTCTTCCGACGTTCCGTGCTGCGCGACGCGCGCGAGAGCATTTCTGGCGTGAGAGGCGTCTGGAATTGGATAGGAGCCGGCGCCAGCGCCTTTCGGCCCTTCACCCTTGCCAGGCAGCGCGAAATCGGACTTCGGCATGCTCTGTCGAGCATGAGCGGTCAGATGACCTTTCTTCATCCACTTGGACGCCATCGTCCTCGACGCTCCGTCAATCAGCGTCGGCGCGCTCATTCCGCATAGAGCGATCGACGCTTTTTCTCTTTCGCCTTCTCCGGCAGCTTGCCGCCTTTGTCGGCCTCGGTGAACTCCTTCCCGACGGATTTCGGGATGCCGATATTCGACTTGCCTTCCTCGGCGGCGTACATGGCGCGCCGCTGTTTTTCGGTGACCGGCGGCATCACATAATACGGCGCCAGGTCGCCGCGGCGGCCTCGTACTGGATGCACTGGCGCGTGTTGGCGACGCCGGCGGTCGGAACGTCGGAGCCCATCGTCTGCCCCGTCGCCGCCGTCCAATTGAGCGCGGTAGTGGTCTGCGTCGAGAAAAAGCAGTTGACCTGCCCGTCACCAGGATTGGATTCGACATCGAGCGTCACGGCGGCGAGCGTGCCGGCCGGGCGCATCGTCATCTGCACCTGACCCTTGTTGAACGTGTAGGTGTTGCCGGTCGTCGCGGCGCCGAGATCCTGATAGCCGAGAACACCGTTGACCTGCGCCGCCGTAGCATACTGATGGCCCACGACTTCGGCGCCGTTGACGATGATCTGGATCAGATCGGCCGTGCCGACATGCGCCACCTGCGGCGGCGTAGGCGTCGTCTGCGCGTAGACTGCGGCCGCGGCGAGAACACCGACCAACGACGCGCCAACCAGAAGCTTCTTCATCGCAGCGACTCCGTCAACCAATGATGAGATAGTTGTAAACACTGGTGTCGGATGCGGTGCCCGCCACCGTGAAGCCGGTCCCCGCCGTGATCGTCTTCACAGCCGGAATGGCGCCGACCGTGCCGCCGACCGTCTTGAGCGTGATAACGATCATCGACGTCGCAGTCACGTTAGGGGCCGCAACAGTGACGCTCGACGCGCCATTAGCGGTAAACGTTCCGCTAGTCATGCGGAACTGTTCCTTCTGCGGCCCTTGCGCGATCTCGACGAAGCCGTTGGGCGGCGAGACGTTGATCGCTCCGGTCGGATAGACAGTCGGCGCAGCCATCAGCGGGATCCCGTGTTGTGGAAGTTGCGCTCGAACGGCGGATGCGTCTTGCCGAGCACCTGCACATGCGAAACATCGTCGATCGACGGGCCGCCTGCGTCGACATCGCGCACCACATTCGGCAACGGCGGCATTTCGCGCCGGCGCTGGCCCGACCCGCTCAACACCAGACCGCTCTCGGTCATCCAGCTGGGCTTGATCGAGCGCTTCTCAATGTCGGTGCGAACGCCGCGCGATTCGCGAAACGCCGCATGGACCTCACGCGCGATGTCATTGAGCGGCGTCATCGCGTCGTTCGGCTCCAGCGCATAATGCACGGCGACCGGAATCGATTTCTTAGTGGCCGGATCGGGCACGAAAGGCACGATGAGATCGTCGTCGAGCACCACGGGCGAGATGATGCGATAGCGCGGCGTCACGGCGTT